GTACTTTTTCATCTTTATGAAAAGCCACAGGTTTTTCAGGGATTTCCTCTTCTTCCTTTTCTTCGGGGAAGAGGGCAAGTTCGTCACCGACCTCTACATTCGGTTCTTCTAAACCTGCTAAAAAACTATCTACTACTTTGGTTTCTTTTTCCATAATTTGTGCGGGGCTGATACGCTCAACCGAGGAAGCGATTATGGTTAATAAGATTTACACGGAAACTTCTTTAATGTCTGGCTTCGGGAAAAAGACATAACTATTTAATTTTCAATTTACTCTGTTCCAGTTGTTTCTCCGACTTCACTTACAGTTTCACTTGCTGTAACTTCAGGAGTTTCCTCAACTGGTGTTTCTTCTACTGGTTTTACTTCTTCTTCCATAACTTTATTGGTTAGCTGATAATCTATTTCTCTTCTTTTTCTTTCATTTTCAATTTAAGAGCTTGGTGCTTGGCAGACTTAAACTCTCCACCACGATAAGCACCTTTATACTCTTTGCCTTTCTTTGCCATTTCTTTTATTTCTTCTTTCTTCATTTTGTTTAGTTAATTATTACGACCTTTGATAATTATTTGTGAAAAGTTCCTACACCAAATTTTTTGCCTTTAATCTTTGATAAATCTAAATGATGACTTTTTTCACCATTTGGCATTCTTTCTCCTTTCAACGCTTTACTTCTTGGAGTGGATTTATCATATCCCTGTCGCTTTCGTTCTTTCATAATTGCCTTAGTGGAACTTCCCACTTCTCTACCCTCGTGTTTATCTAAAAAATCATTTAATCCTTTTAACATTTAAGTTGTTATATTAGGTTGTTGCACTGAGTCCGACATCCCAGTGGTTGATAATGAAGCACTTGTTGGTGGAGCTGATAAATTTGTATTTGTTGGATTTTGGTCTTGTATTTGTCCTGTTGGCTGTTGTCCTTGCATTTGTGCTTGCTGTTCGGGATTAGGGCTTAAGTAGTTTTGAATATACTGAGCTGGATTTGTTTTGAATATCATCATTCGTAGAGCAGTTTCTTGTGGGTCTGGGTTATCTATGTCTTCCAAATAAGTCAATGGGTCACTTGCACCTGCTTGGAATAATTCAGTGGCAAGATTTTGCTGACTGACTTCATCTTTAGGTTTCATCGAGTTAGGAGAAACATTCACAATAAAGCGTCTTTCTTCGTCTTGCATTTGTAATTGAATATAAGATACCGCAGCACCATTACCCATAACAGCGGCAAAGTGAGGTTCGTCATAGAATACATAATACATTTGGGTTAATTTGTTAAAGAAGTTGGCGGCGACTTGCTCTAGGGCTTCGCCTACACCTCCGCCTATTCGGGAACTATCTCGGTTAGTATTGATTACCATTCCGTGAGCTGTTTGGTCTGTGTCTGGTGCGTCTGCTGTTAGCCCCTGCGTGCCGTATACACTCATTAAAGCGTTTTGTGCGTTCTCTTGTGAGGTGAATATACCACTAGGCAAATCGTTAGCTGGAATACGTTTTATAGCTCCGTCCACATTTCCGTCTGGAACTAAAATAAAACCCTCTTCATAGAAGCTCTGCACTGCTTGGCTAGCTGTTTCTTGGTTGAACGATACGCCTGATATTGCCACTGCGTTGTTAGCACTCTTTAAGTTTCTATCAATCTGCTCATCACGGATATTGATTTGGTCTTGGTTTGAGATGTTCTGCTCGATTAAGTTTGTGATGTCGTGAGGTTGTTCTTGCAAAGAAAAGATAGATAGGAAAGTATAGGGCATCTTTGGCTTTGCAAAGTGATTATGTCCTTTCTCGCCTTCGCTTATTACATCATTACTTTCTTCGTCCTTTTCTCCTGTCGTATCGTAGTTGAAAAATTCATTCTTATGTTTGTCTAAAACATTATCATAAAAAGTAGTAAAGCAATAATCATCAGTCCACCATTCTGTGCGGACAACTTTAGTGCCTACTTTGTTTTTAACCTTGTCTAAAATATATTGTTTATGTTCGGGGAATGTATCAATAAGTTTCTGTGCTGTGGTTTCTATCTTCTCGCCTATCCAACCTACAAAGTCGCCAAACTCATCAACATAGCCAGTGGGTTCAAATAGGAAGTTCTGAGGGTTTCTAACTTCTACTGTGATGTCTTTAGTTGTTTCGTCCCAACCGTATTTCATTACTGCTATGAAGTAAACTCCCCAATGCCAAACCATTGTGCCTAGTTTCTTTCTAAGTAAGAAGTTCTCTGCGTGGAATTGAAGCATTGTCTTTAACCCCTTACTTGCTTCCTTGCCTTGTGGCGTGTTGTCTGAAAAAACTACTGGTTCTGGGTTCTTGGCTAATGCTTGTGGAACGAATGTAGCTGTGCTTTGGAACAATAGGTTTTTAGATACTGGCACTTTCCTTACTGAATTACCAAACTGCAAACCAAGTAAATACTTCTTGCATTCTTTTTGTCTTGGAACTATTTTAGAAGAATAAGGAGCATAATCACTTTCGTATTGTTTCTTTAAGTCTAAAAGTTCTTCATCAGAGAGGTCTAGGGATAGTTCGTCTTGATAGTCGCCTACTACTCCTTCTTCGTCAGAGTTGCCAGTATAAACTTTGTTAGTGTGAGAACTAACTAGGTCGTCCACTGCTGATATATTGACGGCAAAATTATCTTCATTCATATCTAGTATTTAATTGTTTTGGTAAATTTTTTAACATTGCATTTTTTACATAAAGGTTGGATATTTTCTATAAAATTACTACCGCCTCGTGATAATGGAATTATATGGTCTCTTGTTAATTTTATTGTTGGCTCGGCTTGATGACAACAAGGGCAAGTAAATCCATATTGTATTTTCAAAAGTTCCCATTCTCCGTCTGTGTATGAACCTACTGCATTTCTTACTCTATCTCGTCTAATTTTGCCGTGTTCTAATTCGCTTACTCCCCCTTTCCACCTAGCATTTTCCGCTCCCATTCTTTTACCCATAAACCTTTCACTTTGTGCTTTCTTTTGTGCGTCTGTCCAAAGGTGGTGTATTTTCTTTGGTGTTCTTAATTTTGCTTTCCAACTTTCTGGCATTTTCTTTCCTTTTAATGGATTATGCAACACACCTTTTGTTCCCTTACTCCAACCTACTTGTCCTTTTATAAATGGCTTACCAAAACTATGGGGTCGTGAACACTTATAGCATAATCCTGTCTTTCCGTAATAATTGCCTTTGTATCGTAGTGGTATTAAACAATTTTTACACTTTACTTTTTCTTTCATCTTTTATCTTCGTCCATAAGTTATCTATTTCCTCTTATATCTCTTCCAAAAATATCATATCCACCTTTTGCTGTTCTTTTTTCTCTTAATTTAATTTGTCCTTCTCTTGAGAGAGTTTTCGGATAAGAATCTCTTGTTTTCTTCAATGCCTTACTTCTTGCTGTTGCCATATAAATAAAAACAGACGCATTTTGTGCGTCTGCCTGTTGTGTTAGGGTTAGACCTCTTTTAATAATTACAATTATACTACTTTCTAAAAAGCAATGCAAATATCTGTCAAGATGTGGATAACTTTCTTCGTGCATCAAACAAACTATCGTGTCGCTCTACCTTTTGAATGAAACCATTATCATCTAGGTGGCAAGTAAAACTCCCCCCTCTAATATCAAATGCCCCTGATTTACATAGCAATTCAAAGGTCTTATGAAACTGGTTGAAAGACTTGAAAAGCTCGGCATCTTGATGAGTTAAGAAAATTGTTACTTGTGGTTCTGGCATATCATATTAATTCTACATCATATTGTTCTGGCATAGTCGTGTTTATTCTTTTATCCAACTCTTGTAATTCTAAATTAAACCTATGCCGTTCTTGCCGAGTTGTAGCTGTATTTAAAAACCCGACTAATGTTTTTCTTTTCATACGAAGAACCTTTCTAATTGTTTTGCGTTGCTCGTAAGGCATTTTAACATTGACTTCAACTTTGTGATGAAGTTTATCGTATTCAGCTTTTTTAATATCATCGTAGTTCGTGTAGTTCATATTTTAAAAATCATTATTATCACTTCCTGTTGAATAAAAAGACTTGAATTGTCTAGCTGGGATAGTGCCGTCTACGCTTGAACCACGAACTACGCCTGCTAGAAAGTTGTCTTTCTTTGATATGATTTTAGCTAGCCCTTGACTAAATCTATCCATACCAACCAAACAATAAAGTAAAGTGTGGCAAAAATGGTCGGCTCCGTTACGTTTCCAAATAAGTTCTACGCCATAGTTAGTAGCCACATCTTTACCTGGACTACTCTTTGCAACTTTTATTTCCCTATAGACATTATCAAAATGTGAAGCCCATTCTAGCCAATCTTCTCTACTACCATTCAATGTAATTCTGTTCAAATCTCTTAATTGTTCCACCATAACTTGAAACATTACATTGCGGTCTACCGTTACTTGTCCATATTTTTCATCTTCTCCCCAAGTAATAGTTTCAAGACTCTTTCTGTCTTTACGATAATAACACAAGAATACTCTGCCTGGAAACTCTTGTTGTAATATGCGAAGTGGGCTTAATTCTCCTCCCTGGTCTCCAATAACAATAGAAGTCGGCCATCTCTTTAATAACTCTCTAACTCTATTCTTAGGGTCATAGTCAGCTGTTGTCCCTTGTTCGCCAACATTCTTTAGTTTCTCCCAATAGAAAACTCCTTCAGTATTCATACAAGTAATATGCCAAGGCATACCTGTATCTACTCCAATTATAATTCTATTTGCTTGAGTATTAACTTCGGGTCTAACATTTTTTAACACTATCTCACTAGATATTTTGTTTTCACTTCCGAGAAAAGGTAACCCCAATACATAGTTATAGAAAAACTGTTCGTCTTTAAGTGGGTCTTTAGAAGCCTTGATAATATCCCTAGCACTTTTATTGTAAAGCATTAACTGCGATACGTGATAACCAGAGAATAGTCCTTGAGCTGTTGGTTTCCAATATCCCTCGTTTCTATCTTCATTCTTTAGTTCCCCTTTACATAATCTGCAAACATAAACCTGTTTATCAAAATCAATACTTTCTTTCCAAGAATTATCTTGACTAGCTAAACATACTTCTTTCTTGCAATGTGGACATTTAATAAACCATTCTTTCTTATCGCTTTGTTGCCAATAAATATCTACTCCAAATCCCACAATAGATGGGTGAGAGAAATACCAACGCCAACCGCCATCTTCTTGAGCTTGCAATCTATTTTCATATTGAGTAATAATATCTGGGTCAGAAGCATCTACTTCATCGTGAATGTTCAAACCAGAGGGTATCATCATAGCTTGTTTAGCTGTGAATGTTCCTCTATAAAATATCATTGCTTCGCCTACTTGTTTCTGCTCTACAGTATCGTGGTCTTTTACCCATTCCATTAAAACAGGATTTTGGGCAATAATACGATTGATTGAGCCACCTACCATATCTTGCACATCTCCTTGAGTTGGAAGAGTATAAATAATCTGTCTGTTGTATTTCTTAGCTATATAAAATGCCTTTAAGGTATTACAAACTGTGGCTCCTATTTGTGGAGGTTTTAACCAAGCTTGAAATGGAGAGAAGTCGTTATAAATATCTATTAAAAACTTTCTCTTGGTAAAGTCTATCGGTAGTCCAACTTCTGTTTTAATCTGATATTTCTTTATCCATAGAACTGGCAATAACTCCATTGCTTGACTCACTTGTTCCTTTGTTATTTCTGGCAATTTCATTTAGTTGTTTTGCAAGAGCTTCTAATTCCTCATTAGGTATAGTTATCTTCTCTCCTTTGGTTGTTATATCTGTTTTAGTATCGGGGTTGCCTTCAGCCATAGTCCATCGTTTATATTTATCCACTTCTTTTAAATAGTTTCTCTTCTCGTCTGGTGTCATATTAGCAAACTCTTCTCGTTGAAATTCCTTCATAGGGTTTTGTATTCTGCCCCCGTTATTTCTATTTTGTGGATTATCACCAAATCCCCCAATTCCATTAGGGTTAGGAACTTTCTTAACTTGCTCTGTAGTTTCTTCCATAATCTATATTATACCTTTACTTTATTATCTTGTAAAGCAAGCCATAGATTAGCTACTGCTTCTTCGGGGGAATAATTCCAAGATAAATCAATTTTTTCACCTCTTGATTGCCACAATTTTTGTTTAGTTGTTGGATTTTCTGCAAGTAAGGTTAAACTACTAAATCTATTTCCACACGCTTCTATAAGTTCTGAAAGAGTTGGAATAGATACTTTCATTTCCTCTGAATTTGGATTTTCTATTGGTATAATATCTTCTCCAAAAGAAATAGTTTTACTATTCTGTGGAAATCCTGCATCTTTTAACTTTTTACATAGTTCGTAGTTCATATAAGTCCATAAATCTTTAATAATGCTTCATTCTCTACTGGTTCAACTGGACTCGCATCTGTAAAGAATTGATAACTCTCTGTATCTTTTAAGAATTGTAAATCTAAACTAGCGTTTCGGTCTGTTGTTCCCAAGTGATATCTAATTTCCTTGCACTTTAATATTCTTAGGATAGCTAAATCATTTTTCTTCTTTTGTTCTAAGTTTGTTGACATAATATTTTATTATATGAAAACTTTTAATAATGTAAAACTTAATGATAAACCAAACAGGTGGACGAATCTGTTTGTGTGTTCTTCTAATCATAAACTCCGTCTTTTTAGCACAACTTCTGCATATCTTCTTTTCACTATGGATTATGTTTGCTGGTTTAGGTAAGAAAGGGAAGTGTAGTGTCCTTATTCTAGGATAGAAACTTAACTTGTGGCA